CCCGCGGCGAGCTACGCCGGCTGGCCGACCGACGCGATGGGCAATCCGATCCAGCCGCAGCCCGGCATGACGATCAATCAGACGCCGGCGCAGCCGCCCGCGCCGGCCGCCGCTGCGGCCGGCGGGCCCTGGCAGCCGACCTCTCTGGTCCCCCAGGCATTGCAGGCCGGTCAAAACGTGCAGGACCCCAACCGTCTGCAGACCATCAGGCAAAACCGGATCATCCAGGACCAATTGGATCCGACCCAAGGGAACCTCGCTTCGATGTACCGCGATCAGGCGGCCCTGGCCCGGATGGGCGCCGCAGCCGGCGGCGGACAGCCGGCCACGCCGCGGCAAGGCGTCAACGCCGCCGGCCTCACGCCGCAACAGTACATGGCCCTGCGCGCCAACCCCGGCCCGGTTCCGACCTATGGCGCAACCGTCCCGCAAAGCTCGGGCGCGCAGCCGGGGAGCGGCGTGCTGCAGCACTTCCTGCAAAATTGGCGCCCAGCGCAGTCAGGGCCAGGTAGTCAGTTCCAACAAGGTTTCAGCACCGCGCTTAAAGGACTGGGATACCAATGATCTCAATTGAGAAACTGCGGGAGACATTTGATTATGATCCATTGGCAGGGGTGCTGACTTGGCGCTCGCGACCGCGCGAGGACTTTGCAAATCACCAAGCGTGGCGCTCATGGCTAATACGCTTTGCGGGCAAATCCGTAGGTGGCAACGATAGGGGGTACGTCTCGCTCGCAGTAACGATCGAGGGCACAACACATCAACTTCGCGCACATCGAATCATTTGGGCGTTGATTCACGGATACTGGCCTATCCATGAAATCGACCATCGGAATGGGGACCGCTCTGACAATAGATTAGCCAATCTTCGAGAAGCGACGCATGCCGAGAACTACCAGAACTTGGCGCTAAGGCCGACGGGGGGCGCTTATCTAAACCGCGAAAGAGGGCGATTCCAGGCACAGATTAGAGCGGGAGGAAAGCGAGTCTATCTCGGCCGATTTGCAACCCATGAGGAGGCTCACGCCGCTTATTTGGCCGCGAAGGCGGAGCTTCACACTTTTCAGCCTATTCCGCGAGGCCCATAAATGCCCGGCTCGATCCTCGATGCTTTTGCGACGCTCATGGGCCGCCCCGACCCGTCGATGAGGCTCATGGCCGCGCTTGGACAGGCTCCCGGCCAGCCTGGGGGCGGACCGCCGGTTCCCGGCGCGCCGCCGCCCCCGGCAGGCCAAGCGGGCGGCGGCGCTCCCCAAACCCAGCAGGGAGCGCCGCCAGCCGCCCAAGCGGCTGGCGGCCAAGGCGGGCCTTCCCAGCCGACCATGGGGAACGGCCAGCCGGCGCCGAACGCCTACGCCAGCCCGTCCGACATGGGGCAAATGTACCTGGCGATGGCGCAGCGGGCGCAAGCGTCACGCGGGTTCAATTCGGGCCTCGCGATGATGGCGGCGGGCCTCTATCCCGGCCGCACGCCCGGCGGCGCGGCGGGGCTGGCCAACGCGATGAACGCGGGCGTCCAGGACCCGAACGAGCTGTTCGGCAACCTCGTCAGGCTGCAGACCTTCGGCCAGGAACAGCAGACCCGGAACGCCTTCCTGCAGGGCCTGCCGCAGATGCTCAAGGACGCCGGCCTCAGCTCGGATTACGCGCCGCTCGTCGCGGCGAACCCCGGTCTGCTCGGCGACATTCTCAAAGCCCGCATAGGCGTGACCGGCGATCCGGGCGAGCGGGCGCTGCAGGCCGCGCGCGCCGACTGGCTGCAGCACAACCGCGGCAAGACCGAAGCGGACATGCTGGCGGAGCACCCGGAATTTTCTGATTCGGTTTCCTACACCGCTTCGCGGACGGCGGCGGCGACCACCGCGGCGGCCGAGGCGAAACAGGCGACCGAATCGAAGATGAACGCCACCAGCTCGTTCCACATCATCGATCCGACGCTCGCGGCCTCCGAGAGCAACATCGAATGGCTCGCCGATCCGAAACACCGCCAGGCGGTCTACACAGCGATCAACAACCCGATTCTGTCGTCGGGCATGCCGGGATCGGCTGCCGGCGGGGTCGGCTATTTTGATCAGGACGTGCTCGACGCGAGGAGCAAGATCGACTGGCTCAAGAAAACGCTTTACGCCGAGAGGTTCGCGGGCACGAAGAACGTCCGGTCGAACACGGAAGCCAACAATCTCGGCGCCGCAGCCACCAATCTCGACACGCGGACGAACAGCCCGGACATGATCGACGGCGAGCTGACGCGCCTGCTCAACGACGTCCGGGCGGCGCGCGGCAATCTGGCCGCCGCGGCCGGCCACAAGGTTCCCGCGAAATATGCGGGCATGGTCGACGACACCTTTCTCGACAAGAAAAGCCCGCTCTACAACGGCGCGACGATCGAGGAGTCCGAAGCCGCCGCGTCGGGCGGCGGGCCGAGCGCTCCTCCCGCAGGAGGCGGCCAAGGGGGCGGGGGCGGCCAAGGTGGGGCGGGAGGCGGCGGTTCGAGCTCGAGCGGGGGCGGCGGCGGCCAGAAGTTGTCGGCCGATGAACTCGCCCAAGCGAAAGCGCTCATCGCGCGGGATGGCCGTGAGGCCGTGATCGCACACCTTAAGGCGAAGGGTTACGACACGTCGGGGTTATGACATATGGGCGCCTTCGATGACTACCAGCCGCCGAAGGGCGACGCGTTTGGCGACTATAAGCCGCCAGCTTCCTGGACCGATTCCATCCTTCACCACCTGGCGAGCGTCGGCGCGGCCGCCGACGCCGGCGTGCGCTCTTTCGATCGCGCCATCACCTTCGGCATGTTCGACAAGTTGCTTGGCCAGGCGACGGGGCAGGACGAAACCGCGATCACGAAGCAAGAGGCGGCCGCTCACCCCTATGCGTCGACCGCTGGATCAGTCGGCGGCTATCTCGTCGGGCCGGGCAAGATCGGGATCGCCAAGCAGCTCGGCGGCGGGGTGCTCGGCCTTGGCGCGGAGGGCGCGCTCACCAGCGGCGCGACCGCCGTCGTCGACGAGCAGGACCCGACGAAGGCATTGATCGAGGGCGGGGCGACGGGCCTCGGCGGGGCGCTCGTCGGCAAGGCGCTCAACCCGGTCGTGCGGGCGGCGGCCAACACCGGCGTCGGCAAGGCGGTGGCGCAAAAGCTCGGCTACGGCGCGCTCAAGACGCCCGAGCAAGTGACCGACGCGCTCGCCAACCAGGAAAAGCAGGATTGGCAGACGACGCGCGGATTCACGGTTCCCAACGCCGACGTGCGCCAGGCGGCCACGCAAGCCCAGCAGGACATCGACAGCCAGGCGATCGCCAATCCGCGCGTCAAGATTCTCGGCCAGGGCGCCTACAAAAAGCTCGACCAGCTCGGCGAGGAGGCGCTCGGCAACCAACCGGTGACGGCCGAGCGGCTCAACGACTACAAGAACGATCTTCACGTCACCAACACGGGCGACCAAAGCCCGCAAGCCGGCCTTCTCGGCCAGAACCGCGTCGACCAGTTGCTCGCCGGGCCGGCGCAAGAGGCGATCGACGCGGCCAAACGGACGTCGCAGCAATATCGCGACGCCCAGGCGCTGCAGAAGATGGGCGAGAACCTCGCCAATTTCAGGACGCCGCCGAACAGTCCGGCGAAGGCGATCGCTCAACGATGGTACGATCCCGGCGATCCGCAATATGAGGCTTGGGCGGACGTCGCCAATTCCGGCCGAATCCCCGCAACCGCCTACGGGCTTGCGCACGCGGTGCACTGGCCGATTTTGATGGGCTTGGGCGGGCTGGGGATGGGCGGCCACGTTGGCGAGGCGCTCGGCGGCCTTGGAACCTATGCGGTGGCCAAGCCGCTGATCAGCGGAGGGCTAACGGCGCTGCAGCGACGAGCACAACAGCAGGCGATTGAGAACGCCTACCCGGCGCTCACCGGCATGCGGACCGCCTTCAATCCGGACGTGAGGACGAGCGAGGCGTTGCGGGCGCTTCTGTTCGCGCCGGCCGCCGCAGCTCAATAGGGATTTTTGACGCGCTCTAGCCGGGTCGAGCGCCGCGGCGCGGCAGTAGGACCCCGGAAGGCTTTTGCGATCTGGCGCGCTTCGTCGCGCACGAACTCGATAAAGCCGACTAGGATGACCGGCGCGACCGCGAGAAAGAGCCCGAGGGCAGCTCCGAGAGCAATGTGAAACATCATTTAGCCATATGGGGGCCAGACCTTAACGACAGCTCCCACTCTGCTTTGTCAGCCCGCCACTCGGCGACCGTGAGCTTGAGCGCGAGCAAGAAGATCCCCGCGATAATGACGATCCCAGAGAACGCATCCATTTTTTCAGCCTTTCCTAATGACGCGCCAAGAAAATCGCCAATGCGACCGCGGCGCCGACAAACGCTCCGCCAGCGCCGTCTCAGCCGGCCAACCAGTGAGCCAGGAAATATCCGATGATGCCCCAGCCGAGGATGAAGAAAAATTCTTCGGCCGGGCTTTCGATAAGGAAAATTGGAATTTTTGTCGGACGGGGCCGTGAGGGGTCTTCGCCGAACAAATACCATCGCCAAAACTTCATTTGCGCATCTCCGCGAGGAGGCGCTCGACCACACTGAGTCTTGCCTCGAGCTCGTCCTGCTTGGTCATGGTTTTGTTGACGTCGCCATGGAGCGCTTCGGCTTCTCCCGAAGTCATTTGGACTGCGGCGATGTCGTTGACGGCGATTTTGATTTGGCGGCTTTCGTGACGCAATTGCTCAATCGCACGGTGGATGAGCGGAATCCCTGCAGCGAGCGGTTCGATGGCCGCAAGACGCGCATGGATCGGCGCGAGCTCGGCGCGCAAGGTTTCCAGGGTTAAGTCGGTCATTTCGGCGCAATCGTCAGCGGGGCGTCCAGATGGACGTTGATCGTTTGCGGTTGACGGGCGATCCAGCTCGACACCGCGAGCACGCTGCCAGCAAACGCGGCTCCCGCCAACAGGAGCGCCGCGACGGCTCCGAGTAATTGAAACGTCAACCGGCGTGACTCAAACACGCGAAGCTGGCGAAGCTGCTCGTTGCGCGTTTCGATGTCGAGCAAGAGCAAATCCCATTTGGCGCGCTGTTCTTGTTCAGCGGTCGGCGGGATCGGGGCGCTAGTCATCCGAGCGCTCCTGTTTTGCTGGCCACGCGCAGAAGCAGCCAAAGGACGCCGATAGTCAGCACAATGTTTGTGGCGACCATCCAAGTGAGAACGGCGACCTTCGTCTCTAAACTCGCAAGACGGCTTTCGTAGCCGGCGAGCTCCTCCGACGCCTTGTCAGCTTTCTCGGGCGAAGCTCCCGCTTCGATCAGCGCCTCGCGCAGCGCCCCTAGTTGCAATGCCATTTTTCAGCCATGCCCCCCAAGGTGAAGGAGGAGCGCCCCGAGCGCGGCGCCAGCGCCGAAGATCGCGGCGCCCGCCGTCAAGCCAGCAAAGGCCACCTTCCACCCTTCGTAGGTTCCTAGCGGATAGGATTTCATCTGCCGGACTTCCTCGATCCGCTTTTCGATGTCAGCCAGCACGAGGTCGTGCTTCGCCTCGTCGCGCTCGTCCGTTGTGCTCATGCGGCCTCACCCGAAGAATTTAACGCCGACAAGAACCGCGACAGCGACCGTCAGCATGCCGCCGACGCGCAGCGTCAGCCGCGTTTCGAGTTGCGCCAACCGGGTTTCGAGAAAGGGCTTGGTGACGACGCTTTCTCGAAGTGCTTCGTCCATCGCCTCAGCATGCGCCCGCGCTTGCGCCTCGGGAATGCCAGCCGCGGTGAGCTTGTCCTTGTAGACGAGTTTGTCGAACAGCAGATCAGTCATGCTGGCAACATAGCGCGGTGCCTGTCTGGCAACAAGATGGCCGAGGCCAATTTGTTGCTTTTTGGTGCCGGCGGCAGGGCTCGAACCTGCGACATCCCGCTTACAAAGCGGATGCTCTGCCAACTGAGCTACGCCGGCGATTTTCTTCCATTTTGGCGACCAGTTTGTAAAACCATTTTGCCAACCGCCGCTAACCAATTGATTTTATTACATGCACATCGGTTTACAAAACCGCACCGAAGCCTTGGGATCATTGACGGTTTGCAAAAATGTTCCGGTTTCGTTCTCGACAGTAAGTCATTGATTTTGTTGAGTTGCCGATTTGTTTTTCAAACTGATTTTGAGCAGCCTCTTGCGCTCAACTTCCTCCCGAAAACGGTTCCTCGCGTCTCGTTCCGCCGCTTCTTGCCACTCCTGCCGACGCTGTTCCTGCTCGGCCTTCCATTCTTGTTCCGCCCTCCATTGTTGCAAGGCGCGCCGGCCCTCGGAAACTTGCGGGGCCTCCGCATTGCTGACGACGATCTTGCCGTTGGCGTCGATTTCGACGCGGTTGACGTTGATCCCGGCGCGCTGGGCGCCGCGGACCGCACGAAAAACATCAACCTGCCGAAACGGAGCCTTCATGCGAGCGCGCCTTTCTTCGTCAATTCGATTCCCTTAATGGGCGGCGGTTCGATTCCCTTTCTCGCCGCCTTCCACGCCTCGAGCTTGACGATCGCGTTGCGCCCAACCTCGGCGTCGCGGCCGAGATAGTGATGCTCGAGGATCGTCTTGACCTGCGAGATCGCGTGGCCGGTCACGTTGGCGATTTCCGCCTCGCTGCAGCCCGCGCGCGCCAGCCAGACAACCGTCGTGCCGCGCAGATCATGAAAAGTCCGATCGACGATCCCCGCAGCGCGCGCCGCCTTGAACCACATGGTGCGAAAGCCATCGGCCGTCCAAGGCTGGCCGTTTTGGTTGACGAGGATGATCGGGCTTAAGCGCGGCGCCGAATCGAGCGCCTGCTTGAGCGGGCCGGCGACATGGATGGTGACGTTGACGCGCTTGCGCTTGCCCTCGCTCTTGGCTTGCGAAAGCTTGATCGTCGCGCCGTCATAGGCCGACCATGGCAGGCTTAGAAGATCGCCCTGGCGCTGGCCGGTCCACAGCGCGAGCGTTTGGGCGAAGGCGATTTCCTTGGTCGCCGCCGCCCGAAACGCGTCGATCTCGGCGTCGCTCCAAACCTTGTCGGCGCGCGTCACCGCATAGAGCTTCTTGATCCCGGCCTCGCGCAGCGGGTTGAGCGTGAGCTTGCCGCGCACCTTGCCCCAATTCAGGATCGTGTTGAGCACCTGCAGGAAATAATCGGCCTGACGCGGCGAGGCCTTGGCCAGCTCGTCGCGGTAATCGAGAAAATCGCCGCGCGTCTCGTTGGGGCAATCGGCCAAGGCGGTGACATCGAGCTTCCCGAACCTTTTGACGATCAGCGCCGCCTGTTGGCGATAGTCGCGTTTCGTGCGGTCTCTGCATGTCAGGAATTCTTGGCTGTCGAGCCATTTGTCGACCACGCCCTCAATCGTGTCGTAGGCCGGTCGCGGCGTCGCCAGAGGGGGGCGCAACACGGGGCGGTGAACGGTCGCCTCGGCGAGGGCGCGCTTGAATTCTCGCGATCCTGGCTCGCCCGGCAAGCGAGGCCCGCCCCTCCATGCGTAGTGATAGGAAACCTTGGTCCCGTCGGCGAGCGTTTTGCTGACGCTGTTAAACCCGCCTTTGCTTGGTCTCGGCATTTTGCTGTTCCGCCTTCCATTTCTCGTAGGCTTTTCTGCCCGGAGTAACGGTATCGGGTGCCACATGGGCACCGAGGCTGTCAACAATTATCTTGCCGTCGGCGGAGATTTCGAAGCGGGACACTTTAAGCCCGGCCGCCTTGGCGGCGCGCAACGCCCGCGTCACGTCGACCTGGTGGAACTTGGCGCGGCTCATTGGAAGCTCGGATCGTTGTCGGCGCCGCCGGTTGCGTCGGCCATGGCGCGCAGGAGCTCGTAGATTTTCCGCGTCGTCGTCGCGTCGGGCCGCGAGCAGACCCGGCGGCCGAGGCGCGAACGGTGGCGGTTCACCATCTCGATCGAGTCGCCCAGCGCCGCGTCGAGCAGGCGCTCGCGCTCCTCCTCCTCGGAAGGCTTGTAGCGTTCGGGCGGCGGCGGCTCCTCAAGCGCCACCGCGATCGCCTGGCGGCCGATCGTCTCGGCCTGGCGGTCGAGCTCGTCCAGGTCGGCCGCCTCCATCGCCGCTTTCAAATCGACGGCGCGCGGCAAGGGCTTGTTCATGATCGGCCTCCTCGAGCAGGGATGAAACCTTGGCGCATGAGCCGCGGCAGGCCGGCGGCGGGCCTGTAGGGCGGGCGCGGCGCTTTGGGCCTTGAGCGCAGCTTTTTCTTGCCCGGGCGCGCGACGCCGAGCGCATAGGCCTCACGCCGCTTGGCGAGAGCGATCTGCGCCGTGTCCCTAGCGTTCTTCGGGCGGTAGCAGCACTCGCCGAGCAATTGCGCGTTTTCGAGCGTTGGCGCGCCGAGGAGGCCATCGGCGCGCGCATGGTCGATCTGCCATTTCTGGCAAGGCGCGCCGCAGCCCTCGCAATAAGTTACACCGTCCTTTGTCGCTCGGCGGACAACGGCGACTTTGACGGCGCGCGGGAACTCACGTCGATTCACGCCATGCTTCCCCGGTTTTGATCCTACTGACGGTCGAGCTGTGGACGCCGAAGCGACGCGCGATCGTGCGGTATGATCCGCTTGCATTGCGGATCGCTCGAGCACTTTCCGCGTCGAGTTTTGCGCTCGAGGGAATCCGGCCACGCCCTGAATGGCCGTGCGCGATCATGTCGGCGGAGTTGTCCGCCGCACTACCCCATTTCAGGTGATGCGGGGCAATGCAGCCTTCGGCTCCCCTTCCGCATGAATGCGTTGCGAGCGGCTTGTCTGCCGGCGCTGGCCCCCAACATTTCTCACAGATGTAGCGGTGAGCATAAATGTTGCGGCCGCCGATATATGCTCGGCCGTAGCCCTTGCTGTGGCGCACAAACGGCCAAAACAAGCACTCGTCGGCGCCGTCGGCGATCGCAGCCTCAAGAAACTGCGCAATCGCCAGTTTTTTCTTCATCAAAATCGACTCCTCTTTGCGCGCCTTCCGAGTAGAGAAACTCGATAAAAGCAGCCATCTCCTCTGTGGTGAGCAGACTCGAGCGATAGCCGATGGCGACGACGCTCCGCCCATCGAGCGAGGGCACAAATTGAAGTTCTTTGCCAAAAGCTTTCAAGGCGGCGCATTTCCAGATTTCCGGCTCGTGTTGCTTGTCGCCGAGCAAGAGCTGCTTCGAGAAACAGGTGAGCAAGCGCCACATGAGCCGGTTTTGCGGATTGGTCCGCGGCGGCCCGTCCTCGAGCGTCACCCGCGCGCCGGCCGGGGCTAAGGCGATCGCGTCGATGACGCGATCGCGATTGTGCGACGTGAGAAACCAGGCGCTCATGCGGCCGGCAACAGCTTGAGCGTTTGGTGCGTTAGCCGGTTGAGCTCGGCCATGGCGGCGGCGCCCTCTTGCTTGGCGAGCGCCTCGAGGCTGGGCAGGCCGCTTGTGATCGATTCCATGATCTCGGCCCGCGTCGCCTTGCGGCCTTGCGCCCAGAAGTCGACCCGTTCGGGGGGGCCTAACCGGATGAGCCAGCCGTTGCCGGCGTTGAACGGCCTGGCGCTGCGCGCCTCATAGAGGCAGACGACGCCGGGGTTGCGTTCGATCATCTCGCCGACGACGGTCAAGCGCTCTTTCTCCATGTCGATCGGCAACCGGCGCATGCGCGGGCGGACCAGGAACGGGCAGGCGATCGCCGCGTATTCGGCGCATTCGCGATGGCAGGGCGGCTCCATCGTCGTGCGGTTGACGCAGCACATCGGCCCGATGACATAGATTCGGTGCACGCCCATCGGGCCGCCGCAGATCCAGCACAGGCGATGCTCCCAGGCGCGCTCGCGCGCGCCCCGCCTGATCACGCGGAAATCCGGCTCGGCGCCAGGCATCGCCGGATCGCATTCCTCGCCCATCGACATCCAGGCCAAGAACCACGGCACGGGATAGCCGCGGGCGTCCTTGGGGAGCCTGGCGATGCGCGCGGGCGGCGGGGGCAGATCGATCATGCGGCGTTTACCCGCGTTGCAAGGGCGGCGCGCTCGACCGGCGTCAAATCCCATTGGCCGAGCACAAGCCAGAGATCGCCCTTGCCGAGTCGGCGCAAGAGCAACGGGTCTTCGGCGATCGCCCGGCGCCAGTCGGCCTCCCAAAGGATATGATAGGCCGCAAGCCCGCGCTTCGGCCGCATTGGCAGGGGGATGAGCGGGACGAGCGCCTCGCCCGTTGAGCCGGGCCGCGTCAAGCTCCGGAACGAATCGCGCGGCCAGTTGAACTCGGTCGCCCGCTCGCCCGTCGGCCGTCGGCCCGCTCGGCCCCAAATCCACGGCGCCATCATCGCCGAGCCCTCGCCGCGGACGATGACGCGTTGCACCTTCTGATCGGCGCGGGCGATCGCCAGCTTGGGGAAACCGTCGTCGCCGACGCCCTGGAGTCGGATCGATTCCAGCGCCTGGATGATCATGCGGCCTTGCGAGATCAGTCGGTAGGCGCGCTTGATCTCCTCGTCGACCGGCTCCTCGTAGTGCTGATGCGTGAGGTAGGCCCGATAGAGCTCCTTGGCCTTCACCCGATCGATCTTGATCTCAATCGTGTTCATCCGCCCGCCTCCAATGGGTAGCGCTCCTGCAAGGCCGCGAGCTTGCCCTCGAGCTCCTCGAGGAAACTCACCGCCTCGGCCTCCTGCGCGGCGATCGCCTCGTCGTCGCGTTCGACCCGCTTGACGAACAGGCGCATGTCGGGGGGAAAGCGCGGATCGTAGGAGACGAAATCCCACCACCGGCGCTTGGGCCCGGCGCACGCCAGATTCCAGGTGACTTGCGGCAGATGGTCCTCGGGAACGGCGTCCTCGAGCAGGGTTTTCAAATGCGTCGCCGACGTCGGGCATTTGATCTCGAGGCCGCCTTCATCGCCAACCAGCGAATCGGGAGATGCGTGGGCGTTGGCGATCGTCGGATGGGGGATCAGCGCAATGGGCTGGACCTCGAGGTTGGTGAGGAACGCGTAAGCGGCGCGCGCCTCGTCCTCGTGATCACGGCCCCAAGCGAGCGCGTTGACGCGTTTGGCCGGAACGCCGGTCAGCCGCTCGGCCGCGAGCTCGTACATAAAATCGACGGCGACCTGCATGCGCCCGCCGCCGCGTTTCAGGCGCGAGAGGGCGTCCTTGACCTTGGAGCCGCCGAGCGAGCCGCAGCGCGCTTCAAACCATTCAGGGCTGCGCTGTTCCATCGGCCGCCTCGGCTTTCTTTTTCCGCTTCACCGTCTCGAGGAGCCAGGAGGCCTGCTTGAACTGGCTGGCGCGCATGTCGACGATCGTTTCCGCGCCGACCGTCTTGAGCAGCTTTTCGAGATCGCTGCCGGTGTCGGCAATGAGCTGCTCGATATAGACGACGTCGTCGGGCGTGATCATCGGATCGTCGAAGCCGCCGGCGTCGTCGTCGCGACCGGCGCCGACGCCGAGCGCCTCTTTGAGCGTGTAGCGCTGCAGATAGGTGATGGTTGAGGCGATCGCCTGGTTTGGGTTCTTCTGGCCGCTCGCGTCCTTGAAGCCCTCGAGGCTGTTCTCCTCATGATAGCCGTCGGCGTGGCTCAAGATGCACGTCACCGTGATCTTGTCGGCGTTCTGCAGCGCCTTGTGGCGGTAGCTCAGACCATGCCTAGAGAGGATCGGATCGACGACGGCGGAAATGTCGGCGAGCTCCTCGTATTTGTAGGAGGTGCGGCCGGTCTTGTCCTTGTGCTCGTAGTCGACGGTGCGGGTTTTGAGGATCGGGCCGAATTCGCCCTTGGCGGCGGCGAGCGCCGCATAGAAGGCGCGCTTGCGATTGTCCTCCTCGCGCTCCTTCACCATCGCCATGATGCGCTCGAGCTTGGCGACGTCGACGGTGGAGTCGCGCGCGGCGGCGATCAGCGCGGCGAGGTTCGGATCGGGGGCCCCGGAGAGCGCCGCCCCCGTGGGGGCGAGAGCGCCGCCCTCCGAGGATGGCGGGGGCGCGGCCTCACCCACGTCGTCAGCCGAATCGTCGAGTGGATCAGGATGCGCGGTCGCCATGGGCGGCATGGTGCCGCGCTGGCCTGAAATTTGTCAAGGTGTTTGGTTATCTACACCGTGGCGAAGCCGCTTACACAGTTTCGTCACGTGTGGATTGCGGGGATTCCGGGGATAACCGCTCCGCGGCCATCCGTCGGATGGCGATGAGCAACGCCATGCGCTCTTTCGGCTCAAGCTTGACGGCCGTTTCGACCGCTGAAAGCAAATGCCCGAGTTCGTGCGCCGTCATGAAGCTCGCGAGCGCGTCAAGGCTTGGCGTCTCGGGAGGGGCAAAGAACTGGCCTGGCAAAATGTCGAGAGTGTCCAAGAGGTTGAGCAGTAATTCGAGCGGCAGGCCGCGGTCGCCCTTTTCGTAATGCGATACAGCGGCGCCGCTGACTCCGCACTTCTTGCCAAGCTCTTCTTGGCTGAAACCGCGTTTCTCGCGCCACTCCCGCAAATAGTGGCGAGCCGGGGTGTGAGACAGGAAGACGTTGATCGGCATCAATTAAACGAGTCGCTCCGGGTGGTGTCTGTACGGCACCATATTATTGCTCTCCTGTCAAGAAATTGGCTGAAATGGCAATTTTCCCTTCGTGCTCGTTCCCCCGCGATTGCGGTTTCGGATCTCTCAACGTATTGTCAAATTAGCGCCAATGTGGTGACTATCCCTCCCATGCGCGACAAGCTTATCGTGGCGAGGCAGCGACGCGGTTTGAGCCGGATCCAGCTCGCCGCGCAGCTCGGCGTCACCCGGCAATATGTGATGCGCATCG